TCACAGCGGCACAGGTGGCACAGGTGGCACAGCGGCACGCTACCCTCTGGTGTAGGGAATCTGTAAACACTCCCCCCTAAACGCTACCCTATCGTTTAGGGAACATCCCCGTCGTCTAGCGTCCCCGCCGATAAATCTTCACGACCCCCTAAACGCTACCCTATCGTTTAGGGAATCTGTAAACACTCCCCCCTAAACGCTACCCTATCGTTTAGGGGACATCCCCGTCGTCTAGCGTCCCCGCCGATAAATCTTCACGACCCCCCACCCGTGAAGCCGCCCCGTCGTCTAGCGTCCCCGTGCGCAGCACCACGCGCCGCGAGATCAGTGCGGTTGGAATAGTCATTTCTCCGGAGACGTTGCTGCCGTCATATGAGCAGGCAACTACTATGCAGTCGGGTGTCTCGCTGACCAAGAACCCAGCGCTCTGGATAAGCGCTGGCGTGGCCGTGCGGCAGTCCTCCACCGACACCCAATCCCCGGCAGGGTGAGCGGCGTCGGCCCACGAGACGAGGACCACCGGCAGCATCAGCGGGCCAGGCTGAGCAGGATGTGGTCTGTAAGCTGGTCTCGTTCTTTCTCATAGGGGCAGCCGGGTACGTTGCAGGGCATCGCCTTGGGGTGCGGCACCCTGCCGTCGTAGAGGTTGATGTCGCAGTGACTGCACGCGCCGGTAGCCCGGGGGTGATCGGCCCGGCGCGAAGCGCCATGGATATCACCCGCGAAAAATGCGGCGATTGTGCTCCGCACCCAGCGCTGATGCCGCAGTGGACTCACCCGCTGCTGCGGCATCGCCAGCTTTCGCAGGATTTTCTCGGCAAGTTGCCGCCGCACGCGGTGCTCTGTCGCCTCTCGCGCCAGACGGCCCTTGGCCGAGGCCAGCTCTTCGGCTTGTTTGCGGACGCGGGCCAGCTCCTGCTGGACAGCGCTGTAGGTGAGGACAGCCGTCTTGGCCTCCGACGCCCCAGGGCTGGGCTCGGTGGCGTCAGCGTCGTCAGCGTCGTCCCAAGACACTAACCAAGCAAACTCGCAACGGGACTCGCAGTTCGGGCAGTGGAAATTGGAGATGATGATCTCGACGCCGTCGGCGTCAACGTCGTCGTGGTCGCCGCCCTGGATCATCTGCGCTCCGCAGCGGTAGCACTGGCCCCACCACCCGGGAACTGCTATATCGATGCCGGTAATCGAAAGGCTGCTCATATCTGCGCCTTGACCTTGACGCCAACGACCTTGGCTTTGCGCTTGCCCTTCAGGGCCGCCCGCACGATCTGCGCTTGGCTCTCGTCGGCGACCACAATATCAACTGGCATCGTACCTTTGGACACTTTTATACACTCGCGCACCGCGCGCTCGGCTTCGTCGGCGGTCATCCTGTCCTATCCTCTCTTTGCTTCGCTTCGTCATCCCAATTGACGCCTTAATGTGTCTTGCAACGGGCTTGGTAAATTAAGGCCTATCGCCACTTTTTTGCTTATTTTTCAGGGGCATAGTCCGTTCCCTCGGCGGCTGCCAGCTCTTGGAGTTCGCGGACGGCATCAAGCATCGCGTCGATGGTGTCGTCGGACACGGTCCAGATGTCGCCCTCCAGCAGAGCCTCCAGGTCTCGGCAGAGAGAATCGGCCAATTCCTTGGCCCGTGGTGCGTGCTTCATGGTCACTGCCTCCTTCATATGTGCTGCATCGCATACTGCACGAGCGCCACTCGGCCTGTCAACCCCGCTTGGGGGCTAGCTCCCGGCGGCGGCTGCCGCCAGTGCCTTTGAAGAAGAGGGGGGGTTTGCCGGTTTTGATGGCCCGGCGGCACCGTTCAGCCGCCGTCGCTCGTCGGCCATCAGGCCTACCGCAGCCGCCAAGACCGAGCGCCGCCCATCGGGCGGTTCCGTGTGGTCGGTGGCGCTGAGACTGTGGATGAGTGTGTCCAGGGTGACGCCGTGCTGGAGAGCGAGGGAAAGAACGACAGTTGCATCGTCGAGCAGGACAGCGAGATCGGAGCCGATTTTGGCACCGGAGATGAAGACCTCCCTGGCGGCGCAGTGTTCGTCGATGTCTACACCAAACGAGATGTAATAGCGGTCCTGGAGACCTTCCCAAACTCTCGTAACGTTTGGACGGCGATTCGCCAGCTTCTTGCGCATGGCCTCAGTCCAGGGGGAAGTCGGGTCGAAAAACAATCTCTCCTTGGCTGTCGCAGATCGTGCAGTCGTGCACGCCGCCTCTCGCCGATTCTAAAATGTAGCCGTTGCCGTGGCAGTGCGGGCAAATGCGCGGCTTGCCTGGAATCTCTGGGCGTCGGTGCATGGCCCGTGGTCCACGAGCCGCGCCTCCCACTTGCTGCTCTGTTTCGTCGATCCGGGCTTCGGCAGACTTGCGGAAGAGGCGTCGTAAAAAGTGCATGGCGTGCTCCTGGTCGGATAAATCTCACATACCTTCTGCCGAAGGCCCGGGGGAAGTCAATGGCGGATCAGTTCAGGGTAGGCTCTGCGGTGTCGTCGCCGATTCCGCACTGCGGGCAACCCTGGCTTACGAGTTCGACCATTGCGGCGTGGCACCAGGCGCAGAATGTGACGGGGGCGAAGCCAAAGAAGCCGCTGATTCCACCCTCTTCGGGGTCAATTGGTGCCTCGCAAATCGTGCAGGTCAGCCCTGACCTCTCCGCGCTTTTTTCAAAAATCTCCATGGTGATTTTGGTCCCAGCTTTTTGCGTCCGTTCAGGGGATATGGTCGCCCCCGCCGCTTGGTCGGCGAGGGTCTATCATAGACGGTTGTATCGGATTTGGCCATGGCTTTCGGCTCATACAAAGGCGGTCAGGCTGCGTGGCAGCCTGACCGCGAGGGAGCAGCGAACTGCGCAGGAACCCGGCGGCACTGCGCAGCAGGGAGGGCTGCCCTAGCCTAGCCCATTGGTGACATGACCACCAGCGTCTGCCAGAGAGTCGCTATAGGGCCCCTATTAGCATCTTAGGATAGCGGCTTGCGGGTGTCAAATTTCACGGCTTGGTCCCCCCAGGATTCCCAGCCAGCGCGGCTCTCTCGGGCGAACAGCTCAATTCTGGAAACGTCGCCCATAAGCTCGACGATACCATCAGCGACGGCGTCGGGTTTACGCGAATGCTCCCGCCGGTTGGCGATCACCAGGCGGCGCACGGCGCGGGAGACCCGCTGCGGCTTTCCTCGCGTGCCGAGCAGGCACATTTCAGGATTTGCGCGGGTCCAGTAGCCGGTGCCAATGGCAAAATCGTCAGCGCTGAAGCCAGAGGCCGGTGCGCGAGAATTTAGCTTCGCCCATACGAAGGCCACGGTGCGGTACCGGAAGCCCCAGCTCTCCATCGTGCGCAAGGCATCGGGCAGCATCGGATCGGTAGCCCACAAAAACAGCGCGCAGTCGGCCTCTGCAATGTCCGCTATGGGCAGCGCGCAGATATCGGCTGGCGTCATGCAGTCATAATGTCGCGTAGGCGAGCGGCCATAGCCTCCCGGCCCCCAGGCGCGGAAGGACCACGGTGGATCGGCGTAGATTACGTGGAACCGCCGGTCAGGCAGCAAGGGCAAACAGCGCCACGATCAGGTAGAACGCAGCAATGGTTACGACAGGGGTCGTCATGCAGCTTCCTCCGTCTCGGTCTGCATCTTTTCCACCCAATGGGTCAGTTCGCCGCCAATCGTTCGATGATTCACCTGCGCTCTCTCGCGCAGGTAGCGGTACACGCTGATTGGTACCACCACCGATTTCCATTTTCTCGGGTTCATTCTTCATTCTCCTCTTCCTCATTCTCGCGCTCTGGGAGGGTATCGGATTCCTCCACCTTGGTCAAGGCACCCCAGCTCGGCCCGGCGGCGATGGTGCTTGGTGTAGGCACCTCCAGCTCGACCGCGTCCTCCATGATTTTCCGGAGGTCGCGGGCCACGGTCACTTCTGGGACAGAGTAAGCCAGCTCATCGTGAATCTGCACCAGCGGGATGGCCCCCCGCTCGCGGTAGATTGCGGCCATGGCGGCTTTCGTCTGGTCGGCAGCGGAGGCCTGGATCAACCGGTTTAGCGCCTTGTAAACGTATGCGCGTTTGATATTGTCGCCGTAGTCCACCAGGGCTTCGGCGCGAGCCAGCGGCTTGGCACTGACGAAAAGATTCGGTTCCCAGAGATCGAAGCGGCATTTACGCCCCAGGAGCGAGCGCACAAATCCACCTTTGAGGGGGTTTGATACGCGCCTCTGCACGGTGTCCATCAGGGCTTTCACGAAGGGAACGTCGAGATGGTATTGCTGCATCAGCTTTTTCGCCGTGGCCGGAGACACGTCGAGCGTCTCCGCCAGTCGCGTCTGACCCATGCCGTACATTATACCGAGGTTGATGGTCTTGGCCTGTTTGCGTGGAATGTCCGCGATGTCGGCCACCATCTGGTGGAAATCGGTTGTAGGGTCTGAGCGGTAGGCCTGGACGAAGGCGTCGGACCCCGTTAGGCCACGGTTCGTGAGGCTGGCAAAATGCACGAGGATGCGCGGTTCTTGTTGGTCGAAGTCCATCGATGCCCACTGCTCACCGGCTTCTGGCACGAAGAGTCCTCGGATTTTCCTGGCCATCTCCGGATTGCGCGCCGGGATCTGCTGGAGATTCGGGTTGGCCATGGAGATGCGCCCGGAGACGGTGCCACCTCGGGTGCCGCGCAACTGGTTAATGTGGCCGTGGATACGGCCCGCGTGGGCGTGCCGGAAAATGCTTGCCAGGAAGGTGTTTCCAATTTTGTCCAGCTCCCTGGCGTGAGCGATTTTTTGCGCGATTGGGTGCTCGTGCTGCGACAGGAAATTCTTTGTGAAAGAAGGCTTCCCGGTCGGGGTCTGCCCGTAGCTGATGCCGATTTTGTCGAAGGCTTTCGCCACGGACGCCGCTGCCCACAGCTCGACCGGCACTCCGGTCTCCTTCCTGATCTCCCGGACGATGCCACGAACTTGTTTAGCGAAATCCTGCTTCAACCGCTCGGCGGCGTCGAGGTCAACGCGGATTCCGCGCAGGGTCATTTCAATACAGATCGGCAACACTTCAAGCTCAAGCTCGAAAATCGGCCATAGGTCTTCGGTGGTCAGCGCCGCTTTTAGGACGTGCCACAGTTCAAGGGTAAGTTGGGCATCGGCCTCGGCGTATTCACCGACGAAGAGCGCGGGGAGCTTGTGCAGCTCGGCCTTGGGGTCAACGCCAAATTCCTGCGCCGCCTCCCGCAACGCCGCTTCAGACTTCATCTTGCCAAGATAATCGTAAGCAACCTCGTTCAGTGCGTAACTGCGCCGATTCTCGTCGAGCAGCGGCGTCGCCAGCATGGCGTCTATTAAGTTCCCGGAGAGCTTGATGCCAAGGTGCCGCAGCCAGCCAACGTCGTAACTGGCATTGTAAAAGATCTTGTCGGCGGGGTGCTTGGCTATCTCTCTCTTAAACCATCGTAGGACGATGGTTTTGTCGAGGTTGCCGCCTCCCTCGTGGCCAAAAGGAAGGTAGGCCTTGAACCCTTCGTATGCTATCGCGATCCCCACCACGTCGCCATGCCCGGTCGGCCATCCTGGCCCATGGGTCTTGAGCCGTGGATCGCGCGTCTCCAAGTCGATTGCGATCTCCTTTATGCTCGACGGGGTTTCTGGCAGCTCTTCGACTGGTGCCCATTCCGTTTTCACTCCCCATGTTGGTCGCTTCAAGTTGGTTTTCACTTTCTTTTCCTAGCATCCTCTTCCGCCTCGGCCTGGGCGCACTCCAGGGCCACTGCGGCGTATCCGGCCCCGTCGATGTAGTTATCTTCGTGCAGCACCCCGAGCTTTCGCCTAGCAATCTTTAGCAGCTCCATCATGTTCGCCACGTCCTCGGCAGTGATGCGGTGCTTGTTATGCATATAGGCGTCCCACAATCTGGCGATGTTCTCGTGATTCTTGGCGACGCTCCCGTAGCTGTTGGCGCGAGACGTTTCAATCAGGCGACCCGCTTCTTGGAGTGCCTTCTTAGCGTGGTTCGCGGTCATCGTTGAGGCTCCTTTCTTCGATTGGAAGTCCAATTTTTGTTGCGTATTCAATGCCTTGCCTCATGCCGCCCGAGATCCCCAGGTCGGTGTAAACGGCGCATAGGTCGGCGACCGCGTACCAGCGGAAGGCGCGTTGTAGACCAAGCGCTCGCTGGAACGGCGCATCGTCATCCAGTACCTGGGGGTACAGTAGGTGCGGGGCGAAAGGTGCCTCGGCAAGCAATAGGGAATCCCGGAGGCATCTTCTGGCGTAGGCGAGATGCGCCCTGTCGGGCGCGCTAGGGTTCTCGGCGAAGGGGCTTTCGATGATGACCCGCGTTGCCGGTGTCCGGTGCGGCCCCCAAACGGAATCTGGCACGGCGTGAAGGTGCGAGGTCATAGCGCCCATCCTCGTTGGGCGTCGTCGGGCATCTTGAGCACAAGGTTCTCCTTGGCGCGGGTAATGGCAACATATAGCACGCGCTGAGCATCGTCTGGGTGCCGCTCCATTTCCTGGAGCGCGCGTGTTGATAGGTCAAGATAGACTAGTACGTTATCGGCCTCTCCGCCCTTGGCTCCATGTATTGTGCTTAGCTTAATCTTGGGCGGCTCGAACAGGTTCACGCCGCGATTGAGGAGAGCCGTGGCGTAGGCTCGGTCCTCATCGCCAATTCGGTCCAGGACTACGTCCCAGTCCTCGGCCTCGGTTCTCAGTCCAAAGTGCTCGCGCAGTGTTGACAAACTGAAGAGGTCTTGCTCGTTCGCCGAGGAGAGCCGCTTCTTTGCCCCCCGCGCCAGCTTCTCCCCGCTGGAAATGTGATTGAATAGGTTCACGGCCTCTTTGTGCGAAAGCTCGTGTGCGGGATCTTCGTGCAGATGTGTCCAGGAGCTGATCGCGCCGCGTATGTCGGCCTTGAGCGAGGCAGTTCCCCGTCGCTCGAAATACTGGCCCGTCGAAACAAGGCGCTCTGAGAGTTCGTCTAGCATGTAGTTCGCTTGCGCCAAGATCAGCCACTCGGCACCATTAAAATCCAGAGTATGCGGATCGTAAATCTTGTGCACGGACCCCTCGGCGGTGCGCGGTAGCCAGTGCTTTTTCTGCCGGTGCCGAATGTGCGAGGAGACGGTCTCTGCCAGCCTGTGGACCGTTCTCGGTATCCGGTAGGACTGCGTCAGTGTGTCAGACCCGCCGGGGAGTGAAATAAAGCGGTTGATATCGGCACCTGCCCACCGGTAAATCCCCTGGTCGTCGTCACCGGCTACGAACATGCGGTCAGCGCGGTCGCCTAGATGATGCGCGACCGTCCACTGTAGCGGCGTTAAGTCCTGCGCCTCGTCCAGGAAAACAACCCGGAAAAATGGCAGCCGCTCCGGCTTCTTCGACAACGCCACCATCATGTCTGTGAAGTCTTTCAGGCCGTGCATTTCCTTGAATCGCTGGTACTCGGTATAGATGTGAGTGAACTCGTAGTATGGCATCTCCAACTCAATGGCGTTGTAAGCGTAATGCTCTCCGCGCAGCGAGTTTCGCGCGAGGTCGATGGCGCGCATGATTGGGGCATTGCTTTTCAGCAGTATGAAGCCGTCGTCTGCAATGTTCTCCGCGCCGCTGCTCGACAGGTCGATGCCAGTTTCGGCACCAAATTCTCTGAGGTTCGCCGGATTCAGAACGTCCGCCGAGGTCATCCCCAGGACCTGGAAGGCCAAGCTGTGTAGGGTGCGGAAATAGAGCAGATCCTTTTTGGGGTCTAGATTAAAGCGCGCCGCTGCCCGGTCGCGGGCTTCGTGCGCGGCCCGCCGGGTGAACGCAAAGTAGCCAATGTCGTTTGGTGCCATCCCCCCGCGTAGTAGGTCGTCTACTTGGTTCAGTAGCCGCGTTGTCTTGCCGGTGCCCGGGGGGCCAAAATATCTGAACATCAGTCGGCTCGCAGAATGATGTCGAGGTCATAGCCAAGGGTATCGACGATGCGCTCCACCTTGTTGATGGAGAGCTGCCGCCCTCTCTTGGGATTCTCGTAGTCGGCGATAGTGCGCTGCGATAGCCCGGTGTATTGGGCCAACTCCTTTTGAGTGAGCCGCGCCTCTTTGCGAAGCTCCCGCAGCAGGTCATGCCAAAGCGTGGGGTCATGCGGTTTCATCAGAAAGGCACCTCATCATCATGGAAGCGGGTTTCGAAGTCGTCGCCGTCAATCTTCGCGAACGCGGGAATCGACCAGCAGCGGACAATTCTCCCCTTGATTCGGAACCGTTGAGATTCCCCGCCAATGTCGCGGAGACGTTGCGCAATCCTATTTGATCGATAGTCAAGAAATTTGTTTCGCTTGAGGAAGGATTCGAAATCCTTGAGCCGGAAATAAGTGCGGCCCGTTTCCTCGTCGGTCCACGGGCGGCGCAGCAGGATTTCCTCTTTGTCTATGGCGGACTGCATGTGCGTTGAGAAGTCCTCCAGCAGATCATAGAACTGGCCGCGAAGGCTCGTATCCTCCGAGGCGGCGATGCAGGCACCTTCAGTATCTAGCATCGTGCGCAGCAGCACGTTGATGAGAGATTCCCAGGCCTGCCTGGTCATGGTTCGCGGCATGTAGTTGATCTGCTCCAGGCAAAGCAACTGAAAGCGATTCTGGCGCTGAAGGCCCTCGGTGTCTAATTCGACGGGACTGCCGTTTACGTCCAAAAACCAGAGCGGCGGCTCGTGCCCATACTTGCGCAAGTTGGCTACGGTCGGGGTGTTGGCACCGCCGCCGACACCGTGCTTCCGGCCTCGGCACTGGTCCTTGTTGCAGTAGCCTCGTACCGGCTGGTCCTCGCACCTGTACTGGTAGTCCTTCTTTTTTAGTTGAGTGGCCACGACATTGACCTCTGGAAGGTCAAGGGGCGGCTCCATGATCGTCTGATTGTGCTCCAAGATGCGCGTTTCCCAGTCGTCAGGGAAGGCCTTTCGGAGGTAGACGCCAAGGTTGAAGAGGCCGTTGTTTCGCGTGCCCTGGGGGAACCCCTGTCGGATCAGTGCCTGAAGGCACGGTGGCCCGTCCGGCAGCGTGCCGTCAACGGCGGTTGATGGTTGCGTGAGGAGGGTGTCGAGCTGGTCCTCTGAGATGGCTGCGGCTTCTGCGTAGTCGAGAAACTCGTCCAGTGTGGCGGCGCTGCCGTCATTCTTTATGGCGTATCGCAGGCCGTTCTCGGCGTCAAAATATGGCAGATTCAGAAAGTTGCCGTTATCGCCGCGCTCCAGTACCAGTTTGATTTGTTTTGGAAATATCTCGCAATCGCCGTAGCCGATTTCCGAGGCTATTTCCTTCAGGCGATTTTGCAGTTTTCCCGCTGGCACGGCAGCGGTGAGAAAGAGATATAGATGTCCTCCCCCGGATTTGCTACGGCAGACCACCAACGGTAGCGCCAGCTTGTCGAGCCGCGCGACGAGGGAGGTGAGGTCCAGGGGATAGCGGTCGATGTCGAGCGCCCCCCACCGGCACTCGTTCTTCTCGTCTATAGGGACAACGCCGATAGACGATGTACCGTCGAGGTGCGCGGTAAACGTAGCCGTGGTCCGTGGTTCGTGGACGAATTTATACTTTCCGGTTTGCTTGCCGGAGGGGTCTCGTCCGGTTAAGTCCACGGCCCCATATGCCCGGTTAAGTCCCGGGAATAGGCGCGCGAATCGTTCTGTGCTTGTGCCAGGCATCTGGAACAGGTTGAGGGGAGGAGTGCCCTCCCCTCACCCCCCGTTAAAACGGTATGTTTTCGTCGTCGTCGGTGCGGTCCTCTTCGCGGACATGCCGCACCTTGACTTGACCCGCTACGATGCTTTCGTGGAACTGCCGGGCTTCGGCGTACAGGGCCGGGTCCTTGATGACTCCTTCTTTTGTCACGGCCCAGCCGTACCAGGAGCCGTTTTTGTTCTCTTCTAGCGCCGTGGTTAGACGCCAAATGTGGCTGAACCTTGGCGGCACGAAGAGGGCACCCCTCGAATCTTGCATCTTGGTGGCCTTCATGGCCGAGTTCCACTGCCTGCTCTTTTTCAATTGCGTGGACTTCATGGGCAAGAGGGCCTGTTGGGTCATCCCCTCGTCGTCGAACACCAGTATATAATGCTGCGCGGTCCTTTCCAGATAACGGCCACCGCCGTCAACCACGTAGTCCTTGTTATCTTCCCCGCGCTCTGTCGCGGGCAGCTTGTCACCAGCGGAGTAGATGGCGAATGGAGCGCCACTTCCCGTGCCGCGAGGCTCCCACTCAATGAAAGTTAGCGAGTAGGCGCAGTTGACGACACGTATTCCCTCCGAGCCGGAGACCCGCTCCTGGGTTACGGAGTTGTAGATGTCGCCGGGTTTGGCGTCGGCGTGGTCGTCTAGCTCGGGGCTGACTTTTTGCAAGGACTTAATCATGGGCATGGCGAGATCACCCTCGCCCAGATCAGTTACACCTTGGCCCGCCGCTTGGGCGAAGGCGTCCGCGTCCAGCACGGCCACTTCTGTTTTCTTGCGCTTCGCTACTGCCTTTGCCATGTCAATTTCCTTTTCGCTTGAGGACGGCCCTGCGGCCTATGAAGGATGTGATGGAGTCTGGCGCGGTGCTGCCCGACTCTACGAGTTCGCGGAGCCATCCGCGCAGGGTGGCGGACTCCACCTTCTCGCCGAGGTTGAACGAAAGCCCGAGCGCATGACACGCGCTTCTTAGCTCGCGCGCCTGTTCCTCCGCCGCGTCGCGATCCAACACCACGGAGAGAGTAAGTTTGATTAGATCCCCGAAGCCGTTGGCCCGGAGCCACGCGAAAGCCTCCTCGCGACTGTCCTTGGGGATAGACGCGGAGTAGAACTGCTTGACCGCGATCTCGCTGCCGTCGCGCATGACAACCTTTTCCATGCCGACATCTTCCAGCGCTTCCGGGAGCCGCTCGTCGGTGATCGTTCTCAGTTGCTTCTGTTTAGCCTTGAACACGGACTCGGCATCCGCCACCTCTTGCTCCAACGCCGTGACCTCTCCGGCGAGGCGGCTAATTTTGTCGAGGGCACCGCCCTGGAGCTGGTCGATTCCCGATGGGGCATCTCCCCGGTCACCCGCCATCTCTTCTAATAAGTCATTCATCGTTCACCTTTTTCTCGGTTCATGCATCGATGGTTGACATGACCACCAGCGGCAGATATATAGGACTCATCCTTCGATGACAAGGGAAATCTGGTGGCGTTTCAATTTTTTTCTGAACCCTATGCACACCAACGCAAGGCGTTCGAGGCAAGCGTGGCGCTTCCCGGCTATGCCCTGCTCATGGACATGGGGACCGGCAAGACCAAGGTCGTCATAGACACCGCCGCCTCCAATTTCCTGGACAAGCGTATCGACCTGCTCTTCGTTATCGCGCCGAAGAGCGTGGTCACCAACTGGCCGGGGGAAATCGAGAGGCACTTATCTCCGAGCATCCAGCGGAGGATTGTCATTTGGAATCCCAGCCTGACTCAGGCTAAGCGGAAGGAGCTTCAGGAGCTTAGCCGGGGTGCCAATAGCGAACTCAAGGTTCTGCTGATGAACGTCGAGGCGCTCAGCACGCGAAAGGGTGTGGAAATCGCCGAGTTCTTCGTGGGCAAACACCGCACGTTGATGGTGGTAGACGAATCCACAACCATCAAGAACCGCCGCGCCAAGAGAACGAAAGCGATCTGTCGAATCGGCAACCTCGCGACGATGAAGCGAATCCTGACCGGGTCTCCTGTGACGAAGAGCCCGATGGACCTGTACAGCCAAATGGAATTTCTGGACCCCGGCATTCTTGGCTTCCGGAGCTTCTACGCTTTTCGTGGTCGCTACGCCGTGGTCGAGCGCCGCGTGCTGGGTTCGCACTCGTTCGACCATATTGTCGGGTTCCGCAGACTGGACGAACTGACGCAGAAGCTCCAGGCTAATTCCTATCGTGTGCGTAAAGAAGACTGCCTGGACCTCCCGGATAAGGTCTACATGCTGCGTCGCGTCGAGCTGACGAACGAGCAAAAGGCGGCATATGGACAAATGTCCGAGCTGGCACTAGCGCGCCTCGAAAGCGGGGAATTTGCGACGACCAAGAATGTGTTGACGCAGATCTTGCGGCTTCAGCAAATCTGCCTGGGTCATCTGACCGATGACGAGGGAGAGGTTCACGACCTGCCGTCCAATCGGCTCGGCGAGCTTCTGGACATCTGCGACGAGATACAGGGCAAGGCAATCATATGGGCGACATGGTCGCGCGACATTCGCTCGATTGCCGAGGCCCTGCGCGACCGCTTCAGCGTACAAGCGGTTGCAACGCTCCACGGGGAAACTCCGGGTCACGAGCGACAGCATATCGTGGAAACATTCCAGGATTGTCACTCCGATTCAAGGTTCCTCGTGGGGCACCCCAAAACCGGCGGCTATGGGCTGACGCTGACGGCGGCAGCCACCGTCATCTACTATAGCAACAGCTATGACCTGGAGCTGCGATTGCAGTCGGAGGACCGCGCGCACCGCATAGGGCAGACCAACAAGGTCACGTATATCGATCTGGTTGCGCCCAACACGGTAGACCAGAAAATCGTAGGCGCGTTACGCGATAAGATTTCGGTGGCGGATCATATATTGGGGGAGGAGGCCCGGAAATGGCTGGTGTAGTGGCTCACGCAACTATTTGGCGCGGCTTACAGCCAATGGACATGATGCCCTTGGACCCTGAGTTGATTAGGCCACCCTTGTTGGCGAAGAGAGGTATCCCAAGCTGGTCCAAGTTCGCTAAGATCTCCCGGTTTGGTGCGCCGCTGGGCGGGGACGCTGCCGCGAACTGCTGTGGGGACGCTGCCGCGAACTGAAGCGGATCTGCGTTGTCCAGCGTGGACCCGGAAACAGGCGGACGGTTTGGCGGCATCCGGGAGGCCATAGTGGGGGGTGTCAGTTCCAGAGAAGATTGAGGACTCGGCGGGGTCTCTTCGCCAAGTTCTTCTTGACCACGCAGCAATATCGGAACAGTAGCGGCGGGATGCCGCATTGGAACGGTCACGGGGGAAATAGCGGTATCTATGGCAGCTTTTCTTAAATTCGCCAAAAACCCCTCTACGTGCTGTGAGGTTGCCTTACCTAGTTCTATGGCTTTCTCAACATCCAGCGCGGCTATTACCAGAATGTCTTTTATTTTGCTGCCTGTAAGGCTCCTACCCAGCTTCGCGCCGTATCTCCCACCCACTCCAGCCAAGACAAGGCTGTTTAAGAAATCAACTCTGGCTGCGAGATTTAGACCGCCTATTCTACCAAGATTGCTGTAGGCTTCCATACTAAGGGCCGTTTGTGGATCTAGGGCACTGGCGAGACTCCTACTTCCCTTGGTAAAGTTGGAGGTCTCGAAGGCAACGGCTGCCATCTCATCCAAACCAGCAAGAAGTGCTCCATTATCTGGAAACACCTCCTGCAACAATTCACGGATTCTTGAATCCGCCATAAGTTCACGGAACAAGACCGGATCAAAGGCCCGTGCAGCATGTTCCCCGGTTGCTCGTGCAAAGTCGTCTGTGTGGGTAGTGGCTCGTCGCCACAGTTCGCCTATAACCGAAGCTTTGAACCCTTTTTCCGCCGCTTGGTTTCCACGCACTACGGACAGAAATTCCTGTATATCTTTTTTGGGCTGATTGTTTTTGGGGTTAAGTATTCTTTCAAACAGACTGGTGGTAGCGCGACCCGGATCTGCTTCCAAAACACTCCTAAAGGCATTTTCATACCCGATTTGTTTCCGTGTTTGTCCGATATATTGCACATAGTCGTCTATTGTATTAGCGCCCAAATCTAACGCTTTGCTGTTTACAAGTTCTGTGAGATGCTTTCGCGTCCTGTCGTTGAACAGGCTGTCCAGAGCATCTAGTTGCGTTGTCAAGGCGTCGGCCTCGTGTACCAAATTGGGAACACCCTCGCGTCCATTGTCCTTCAAGAAGTTAAGGGCTTGTTCGTTTTCTTTCCGAAAAGACGCCAAGGCTTTGGAGTTCGCTCCTTCAGGAAACTGTAGTGCCAGTCTTTCCAGAAGTATGCTTTCTGCGATTTGTAAGGATCTATCGGTTACTGGCGCGTTTGGCCGCAGCCGGATTTCAGAAAAACCACCCAGTGGGCCTAAACCGGCTTCTCCAACAAGGACTATTTCAAAAGGAGAATCAGGAAGGTTAAATAAACCTTTACCTGTTAAGGCGCTCTCGTCAACAACGGCCAAGGGGATTCCCTCCGCATCCCTTACAATCCTCCCGTTTGCGTCCTTTTTAATGGCAACAAAGGGGGGAACGTCGGAGACTGCTGTCTGAAGAAGTCGGAGGGCGGCAGCTTGTCCGGTTGGGCTACTTTGCGGCGGTAAAACCTTTTCTGCTACCTGCTCTACCTGAACCCTAACTCCGCCGTCTTGGGCGAGAATGTCATCTTGTGCCTCTAATACCCTGTGCTTCAGTTGAGACACTTCTCTCGCGAAGCTTAAAGACGGGCCATCCAGATTCTTGAAAACTTCTGGTGTAAGGAGTTGTTCCAGCGTGGTCCGGAGTTGGATAAGAGACCGGTATTTGGGCGTCTTCCCATTAAGCCTATTTTCTCTACTAGCAGCTTCCGCTACGTCTGATATAGTTACCTTGACATCTTCCGGCGAAACGCCCCCCGCTACCAGTTCTCCTTCAGCATTTCGTGAGGTCAGTCGTCCGGTAGGAGCGATAGGAGCGGCATCCGCTCCTTCCAGGAAGCTACCGGTAATTTTATTTATTTGTGCCTGTGCACCATCAACTTGTTCGCTGATGCGGAGTAGCTGGTCGTTTAAGGTACGCATTTCTTTGGAAACCCTGGTACCCCCCCCAAGTTCCGAAATTATCTTTTTCTGACGTGCTACAGCAGCGAAAATTGGTTCCAGTTCTTTTGTTGGTGCTAGACCTCTGGCGATTGTCTGGCTCAAGGTATCCCATTGTATTTCGGGGTTGTTAAGAAAGGCGTTCACGTCAGTAGCGGAAGTATAGTATGTAGTATAGTTCCCGCCCGCGTTGTCCAACTTGTCTGTGGCGCTTTCCACATAAGCATCTAATGAACGAATTTCTTTTTCGGAAGCTGCCCGGTCCAAGTCCGCTTGCCTGTCTATTTTAGCTTCAACTTCCTGCCTTCGGGCTATAGCGTCATCCCTTGTTCTTTCGAGGTCCGGTATCCTGGCTTCTGCATGACTGGCGCGTCCTGCGGCCACCGCTTCTTTTCGCTGCCTGTTTATCGCTGCTATAACAGAACGCATACCGGCAAGCTGGGCAAGCTGAACGGGTACGTCTCCGGGATTAAATCTTTGAGATCTTGTTAAATTCTCCAGTCGATCCGCAGCCCAGTCGGATATCTTCATACCAGCAATGATGTCACCCGTAACTGCATCTACGGCCCCCTTTGGAAATACAATGTTTTCCGTAACTTTCTCATCCATACCGGCAACGCGACGGTAGGCTGCTTTTTCAAACCCCCGCATTTCTCTATAGGCATCGTCATAGGTGCCACGTATAAAATCCCCAACAAATGTTTTTTCCATTGGACTCAGATCATCGACGGATTTAAGACCCTTGGCTGCGATATATGAGTCCACGTCTTCTTGCCAAGATTTCACTCGTCTTTCTGCGGCGGCTTTTGCATCAGCAAAAGATTTCTCTATATTAGTGTCCAACGCATCAAAAGCGTCGTCTGCTTGTTTCCGTGCGGCGGGCGTGAGCCACTGAAGCTCGGCTGCTTCAATCCCTTTTATATTCCCCCGCATAACAAGGTTTCTTCTGGTTGTCTCAAACTCAGGTATACCGCCATTTTCCGCGAGTTCAAGGTCACGGCGAAGTTCAGCCGGTGTGCCACCGGATTTTCCGTTAAAACTAATGTCATCAAAAGATTGTTTGAACTGGTTTTCTACATAATTAAAGAATTGCTCTCGTCGTTCGACCAACCGTCTCGCTTCTGCGTCAAAGAACTTGGCAGTGGCCCCTGGTGCTTTGTCTCTGGCGGCTGCTGTTAACACATCTTCCTGAAAATTGGCGTAGCGCACTAAATTGCTAACTTGGTCCTCTGCCTCAGAAATCTCCCTTGTTAACCGTTTTTTTAATGCTGGATCTGTTACCGCTGCTAGTTCGTCTAGTTTAATCTGGGTCCGCTCCCGCAGTATATTTGCTTCGGCTCGTGCTAGTTCCGGAGTAGTAAACGCAAGACCAGATGCTTCGTGTACATGACGACCGTTTGCATAAGCCTCTTCTAGTATTCGCGCCACTCCGGCTATTGCAATTTTGTCGGCTTCTGTAGAACCAAGACCATGTCTTTGTGTAAAACGTTGCGCCGCTATACCCGGACGGAAAACAGGGTCCAAAACAGTTTTTGTAACAAACCTATACACGAGGGGCGCGTTTACAAGACTTGTTATGGCACCTCTCGCTGCAACAGGAAGTATGATCCCGGAACCTATGGCCGTCGTGGTTTGCAACCATCCCGCTGCATCCGGATCCACTTTTTCCAAGCCCGCTAGAGCAAACTCGGTAGACACCCCCGCTGCGGCACCAAAATAAAAGTCTCCGCGAATGTTTTTGCGCCCCGACGCGGTACGTAGCGAGTAAAAATCATCTGCCTTGTCTATTAGTGTACGATTTGCCTTGCCTATTAGTTTACGAACGTTCTCCGGGCTGGTGGCCGCTTCTCCCAATTCCTCCACACTTTCCCTTGCTAATCTTCTAAAGATGTGTTCCGCCCCTCTAATGAGTCCTTGGCCTGCCTTCAGGGGTATGGTGACTCCTTTCGTCATGGGAACACCGCTGACACCAAACTCCAATCCAGAGGCTACTGTTTTTTCCCAAAACCCACGTGCTTCGGGAGTCATATCAGTGCCTATGGTATCAAAAGGGCTGAATCCCCACTGGTCCTTGGTATAAGCGTCGGCTTGTCTCCACCACTGCTCAAATCTTTTTTGCTGGGCCTTATGACCATACTGCCCGTAAAACTGGCGCTGTGATTCTGCGCCTTCTCGGGCTCTTTTTAAGAAGTCGGGAGTATCCCCTGTCACCTTTTCATAGCCCAGAGCCAGCATTTCGGACGGACCCGGAATGAAGGTTAACAGAGCACCTATGTCGGCGGCACCTCCGGCGAGATAAGCCCCGCTGTATAAACTTCTCAGAATAGGTGCAATACCCCGCTTAAGAAACCCCCGTTGATCCTGTGTCTGAAGCTGTCTGAACGTGGGAGCTAGTGTAGAGGCAAGTTCACTTCCCTCTGGAGTATTCAAGGAATTTAGAATACGTACAAACCCTGGAACTACTATTCCGCGGTCGTCTGTGGTGTCCTCAGGGGCATACGAGCTGGTAGCCATTGCTTGTGCACCAGTCTCGTTGTTTGTGAACTCGTATTGGTGCTCCCCATGTCTATCTACGCCAATATACGTGCCAGTGACATTAACATGAGGTGTGTCGAAGTTGTCCGCCATTTAATCCACCCCTATTTTTGCAGGTTGCGCCAGACGTTATAGGAAAGTATTCCATTAACTATCCGTTTTAGCATCTCGTCTTTAGATATTTTGGCTTCATCTGCACGGTTTTGTAGGTATGTTTCAAACTCAAAAGGACCTTTTCTAAGGACTGGAGTATCCGCGCCCCAAGCAAAAGCTTTGTCCAGAGTGTATCCCTTATTAACCAAGGGAATGTTATATTTACCCCCGTACATGGTATCCTTCAGATTTCCGCTGGTAAGCAGAGCGTCTCGTTGTCCTTCTGTTAATGCTGGAGTAAACTGTCGAGTGGCCCCGTACCTGGTTTTGCCGTAATATCCATAACCGTGCCACCCCATTTGCGTAGGAAGTTTAGAAAAATCGACTCCCGCTTCTGCGGCTCGACTAAGATCTCTTTCCGTCCAGCCAACTTTTCCGCCATACCCCATAAGATCCGTCAAGTCGCGGCCAACCCGTTGCAACCCATCTTCAACCAAAATTCTATTATATTCCTTGCCACTACTTATATCGGCAACAAGTTTTTGGTACGCTTCGGCGTCGGCATTACTTATGCGGTCATCACCAAAATCTTTGCCTATCCGCCGTGATATCCCCTCTTGGAACCTCTCTGAAGCTAATGACAGTCGAATCCAATGTTCTTCACCTTCTCCCGCAAGCCAATCCGCAAACCCCAGTTTTGCGATGGTTTTAGCCCCCGTACCTGTAAACCAGCCCATAACGTTACTTTCTGCGGCGGCGTTTTTGAAACTCAGAAGTGCGTCTCGGAACTCCAATGCTAGATCTAAAGATTCTTTGGCCTCACGGGCATCCGGACTGTTTTGCAGCGCGTTTCTTGCGTCAACTCGCTTTTGTACACCATCTTGGATTATAGCCCTTTGATCCGCTAGGGAAGCACCTTGTACGAGACGGGCGTTAGGAAGTGCATACTCAATATCCAGCCGTTGCTGAACCAAACCCGCGTCAAAATCTCCGGTTCCGGGCCGACCCACATCCCTATTTCCAAAAGCATCTGGAAAAACTTCTGCTGCTACCCTTACACTACCCCATGTCTTGTTTAGATCCTGTTCATTATCGGGTCTAGGCAGCGTCAGAAAGAGTTCGAAAGCGTTTGCATCAGAATTTAGTTTTAAGGAGTCGAAGACACTTCTAACGTTTTCATTCCTAGTGGAAACGTCCAAGGCTGGTTGTGCCGGAGTATACCCCACTATATTTCCATCGGGATCGGTCCCTATTTCCTCTATCTCCAACGCTCCAAAAACGGTAGTAGCTGGTTGCGATAAAATACTAGCCACGGCTTCGGCAATTCGCTTGCTTTTTACTTCTTGGTTGGCGCTTCCAAAATCACTTCTTAGTATTCCCTGGGCTATGCTGTCCACCTTATTAGTAAGAAGGTTTTGGACCGCTTTATTTGTAATGGTTACGTCTCTGCTCCGGTCATCCGGAGCCGTGCCGGGGGGAACGTACTTAAAGTAAAAGTCACCGCTAAGGTACGCTGCTTGGTCAAAGTAAAAAGAAGACCGTGGACTGTATACAGAGAAGGGGCCCTCTAATTTTGAAACCTGAATTTCATTCATCTGGGAGAGCAGAAGACCCCGCCTGTCGCCACGAGCCATCTCGGCGTCACTTTTACCGGAAGTGTCACCAGTTATTTTTCGTGGCGTAAGTCCCAATTTTTTAATTTGGTCTGGGGAAAAAACATCACCCGTACTAAGCTCTACGAAGCTTCCAGCATTAGTACCGGAGCTATAGGCTCTGTATTGTGGCGTTCTCTTCTTACCATCTTCAGTTACTGTATAAGTGGTGCCGTCGGGTTTAATTAAATTGAACTCTCCCGCTTGCAAAGTTCCAGTGCCCGTTGTGTCGTCTACGGATAAACCATAATTGTTAAGACCAGCCGCCTTTACAATAATTTCCCCTCTAAGAAGACTTCGCAGAGTTTGTGTTTGAACGTCATAGGGAGCACCAGTCCCTTTTTGTAGTCTTACTTGAAGGCGGCCTTGTCCATCATCGGTCTGTGGAACAAATTCCCACTCCTCATCTGTACCCTGCCTCAATACATAGTGAACCGTGTCGTTTAAGGTGTCTGCACCCGCTTTGGGCGTCAGCTCTGTAGCTAGACTACGACGGGCTGCATCTTCGCTGGTTATTCCCGTAAGGGCCGCAAGTTTTAATTGCCTGTCTTCCTGTCGTTTCGCTTGTTGTGTTGCCAGCTTATGTTGGTGCAACTGTTGCGACACCGTCATAACATCACCGGCAAGGGGGGAAATAAGCTCCCGGCCAACAGTACTGATAGCCATTTCCCCCGGACGGGGTTGTGCTCCCATGGAGCCAAACCCCCGTTGTGCCAGAGCCAGTCCAAGCTGAAGTTTTGCCATGCTCCGGGATTCTTGAAGCTGCTTGTCGTAATCCGTCTGACCCAGATATGCGGCTAAATCAGCTTCCCTCTGCCGGACGGCGTCCATATTCGGAGCAAAATCAACGCCTTCAAGGGCGCGTGCTGTATCCGTCCATCTTTGTACTCCTGGGGGGAGGCCTAGAATCCCGTTATTTGCCATTAAACAAAGCCTTTATGCATAAGGTCCGGTGACCATGGGATCCACCATGCCCTCTTGAGGAGCCATGGACCCTGCACCTTGCATCATAGCCTGCATCATCATGGGATCCATGATGCCCTCTTGAGGAGCCATGGGCCGTGGTCCTTGGGCCATGTTTCCTACTGCGTTAACCAGGGCACCTGTCTCTGCGGCCATGCCGTCTACGACAGCCCCCTGAGTAGCTAGT